TGTTCGAACATAGATTTCAATCGAGGTGTTAGTGCTTCTTCTAACGCCGCTTTAGCATTGGCGATAGAAACTTCTTTTACTGCTTTTGCTTCCGCAATAGCTTCTTTAAATAAATTTCGGTTGTTTTCCATTTTTCCTAATAATAAATTTGTTTGGGAACTACGCTTAATAGATTGTAGCGCAATAATTTTTAAGTTTAAGTTAAGTACTATATTAGATGATAGTACATATGTAAAAATGCTCTTATGAACATCTACTATTATATATAGGCCTCTTTCCTAGAAAAAAGGACTTTTCCGGAAAATTAAAGTGGACAGGTTCCAAAGCTGCAAAGTATCTCTCGGATAATTTGATTAGCTCTAGTATTCTCTTCTATGCTGCTGTTTAATCCTTCGGTTACCACTTTCATGTAAGATCCGGGATTGGATGGAGTAGATACGAAATCAAAACATAGTAGTTCGAAGTCGTTCTGTACTTCCATTACCGCTGTTCTTGATTTTAGTGATCCTGTACCTCTTGAGGAAACTCCTACGGTTATATTTGACTCAAGGAGAGCTTTTAAGATGTTACCGGAAGGTGTTGGTAGTATTTCTAACTTACCCATTATGTTATCTCCGTCCCACCAAAGGTCTGTTATATTATGAGAAACATTCTTAAGGTTGATCACAGTAGTGTCTGGATGGTCTAATTCCCCTACTGCTCTGTTCTCTGCTACGCTAACTTGGTACTTTTCTATCTCTCTTTCCCATAGTTCTCTAGAATAGTACCTACCGTTGCCGTTTTTAATTTCTGCTGTTGCAAGAATACCATGTACCAGTGGATTACCTCTGCTGGAAAGTTTATTCTCAGTTAAGGTACCCTTAACGGGTCGAAATATACTAGTCTCTATTAGTAGATTGCTCATCTTATTACTTGCTACTAAGTATTTCGTCTATTATTCTCTGTAGGTCTTCTAGACCTTCATCGGTGTTTGGTAACTCTATGTTTTCCTTAACTACTTTCGGCATGTCCCCGTACCCGCTTGATTTATACTTTCCTTTTAGCTCCTCTACCGGTGTTTCAGTATAACCTAAACCCTTTACTCCGAATTGCCCGTCTTTAACGTAGTATAATCTATCTCTAGTTAAACACTTAGACACAATACCTTTTATATCCTCTTCTGTTTTACCTTCATTCTTAGGATTCTGCATTTCAACGTAATATCCTGTTAAGAAATCTGCTCCAAATGTATTATCCATATTACTAAGGTCAGAGTAGTCGTATGCTTTTGATTGAACTGCTTCTACTTCTTTACTTGTTTTTTTCTCAGTAGCTTTAGTTTTCTCCTCAGTTAAGTTCTGTGCAAATGTCTTAAACCAGTCTATATTCTTTACAGCAGCTTGTAAACTGCCTGTATTGTTTTCTGATATTACGCTCTTCTCTTTAAGTTTGCTTACAGCTTGATCGAAGGTCTGTACGTTGCTTATGTATTGAGGAAACTCTCTTCTGACTTGTTTCATAAAGAGTTCTTTGTTTCCTTTACCTTCTTTGATAAGGTTGTAGTTATTTTGTAGGCTTCTCATTGTTAATAAATATGTACTGTGTTGCTGTTTAGTGCTATTTCCAGAGATCTTTATAATCTAAACCTTTTGCATTTTTTCTAAGTTGTGTATTATTAACTAATCTATACCCCATCCTCAGGTAATAGTCTCTTGCTGTACCTTTTGCATTTTTCTTAGCTCCAAAAGCGTAAGGGGTATTGTATGCCCCTGCTCCTGCAGAAGTGCTAACTTCTCTTAGTTGTTGCTTTAGCCAATCTTTTCTAATACCTCTTGTGCCTCTCATAGAACACTTACTAGCTCATAGTACTGTAGGAGGTTTATAATATTCTCATCAGTGACCGTTCTAGTCTTCTCAACAGGTGTAACGTACTTCAGTACTTCCTGTATTTTTATTTTAATAACTTTATCCGTATTATTGCTCGACTTATCAAGTAAACTCTCTCTAACTTCAGTTATTTTCTCATTGTAGAAGTCTCTAAGTTTGCTTGTATTATCTATAGATGTTATTACTTCCCGTAATACGTGTTTCTGTTCTGGTAGTAGGTGTTCGTATTTATCGTTAAATTTCTCTAACATTATACGGTGGGTTAGCATTTTAATATCTTTAGGGTATTCTCTATACTCATCCATTAAAGTATCTATGATTCTTGTAGGGAGTGGCTTAATAAGGTGTTCTAGAAGAGTCATCTTATTATGGATAGTATCTTCTGGTGTTATATTCTTATTGCTTTGATTCTCTACTAGGTTATTAAATGCTGCATAGATCTTATAATTACTAACCTTTACTTTAAAGAACTTCTCTTCATTGTACTTATTTCTAACCTCCTTAATCAGATTGTATCTTTGTTTTTTAACTTCAGACCTATTTAACTTAGCAGAAGCTTCTAGTAATGAGCTTATGATTATCTCCGACTTAGTTTCTGTCTGGTTCTTATAGCTGCCTAATTGTTCGTAGAGTCTATATTCTTTCCCAAGCTCTGTGTTTACGAAGTACTTCTTTAAGATCGTAATTGCGGGTGAGTTAGTATCGTTCATCGTATCTGCAGTAATCTGCCTTACTAGCAGTTCAAATAAAAGACCTGTGTTTTTGTATTTTGAATGGCGTGCCATATTACTTATTCATCTGATGTATTTATAATAAATAGTATTTTATTTCTCTTCTCTTATCTGAGACTCGTCTAACAGTGAATCTTCTGCTTTACTTTTCTCAAAAAGTAGTACTTTCTTATCATCAAGTTGCTCTAAAGTTCTAAAGTGTTTTGAATATTCTCTCTTTGCTCCTTCGAAGGTTGGTTGTGATGTCTTACTTCTCCCATGGTCTGGTTGATTATCGTTCTTCATTGCATCCCTTCCTAACCTATCTTGTCCAAGTGGATCATCTTGAGTATTTATGAAGCTTGCTTTTTCTTCTGGTCTACCTACCGGGTTTATCTTATCTTCATCATATCCCGTAGGTACATTTCCAGGCCTATCGTAGACTCGTCCTTTCCCGTACGCTACTGCGATTTGATGAGGTGTTCCATAAGACTTACCTGTTTGCATTGGATCGTTTCCTTCTGTTTCTATTTGAGTCATTCTAAACTCCCTCTTAGCATCTTCTGCTGCTAAGTCTCTCATCTCTTCATACTCTTCAGAAGATAGATGGAAGATGTTTTCATACATCCAATCGCTAGAGAACATCTTAGTTTCTTTCATCGATGCCATTAAATCAACTTTCTCTTTTAGTAGTGCGACTTTCTCCTGGTCATATATAATAGAAGGGGTAGTGAGTGATAATTCGAAGTTTACAAGTTCTTCTTGAGTATAACCTTGTGAGTATAGGTGTACAAAAGCTATCTTATATAGTTCTGAGATCATTATTCTCTGTATCTTCTCTACTGTTCTTGCAAAGCGTATATCTTCTGCTGCTAAGGTGGCTTTTCCTTGAAGGTTCTCGTCATACCCTAAGAATGCTTTAGGTACTTTAAGAGCAGCAAATAACTTATCACGTAGATACTCTACATCCTTTATGCCGTCATACTGTAACCCACCTAATGTTTCTATCTTAGTAGTTGTATCTCCGTTTCTCATAGGTATGTAGAAATCCTCCATGAGATTCTGCATATTGTACTTTAGGTTATACTCTCCTGTCTGTTGATCTATGAAAGGCGTCTTCTTTATCTTCGAAATAGCTTTTTGTATGAAGTTTTCAACCTCAGCAGGTGCTATACCTCCTACGTTCATGTAGAATATTCTTTTTTCGGGAGCTCTAACAATTCTATGTACTAGCATTGCGTCCTCCATCATAGTATACTGTTTGAATAGTTTCCTAGCGGGTTCGAGGTAAGATCGTCCGTAGGGAAGGTAGTTAACATCTGTTAATAACCTAAAATGGGCCATTTCATAGTTGTCAAAGTATACTGACTTCTCATCGTTAGTGTTTGGAGTGCTGTAATACCCGTAGCTTTCTCCTGATAAACCTCCTTCATTGTACTTAAACCTAGTGGACATTGGGTGTTCCTTGTCGTAACCATCCTGTCTCTCTATATGGTACGCTGTAAATGGTATTACATTATATACTCCGTATTTATCTGATATTTCTAGTTTTAAGAAGAAGTCCCCGTACTTGCATGCGTTTCTTATCCACCAGGATAGGTTAAACTCTACGTTTAGTACATCGTAGAACAGGTTGTAAAGTATCTTCTGTATGTTTTCATCTGCTGATTTGATATGTAGTACTTCTCCTAGATCATTCTTCAGTGTTGACTCTTCAGATAGGATGTCTAAAGTAGATGCTATAATAGCGTCAGTATCCATTACATCATACTCTGAGTATAGTTGTGTTCTTAGTGTTTGGTAGTTGTACGCCTGTTGGTTACCGTACATTGATGAAGGGCTTGTGGAGTGTATACTAGCGTATCTGTCTTGAAATGAATTGTTTTCAAGATTACCTGCCATTTGTATTTGGTTAACGTCTGCTATCTTGAGTTGATCCCCGCCAACGTTTCTAATTATAACATCCGTAGAGAATAACCTCTTGAGTCTGCTTAATATACTTGTGTCTGCCATTCTATATTTTGTAATATAAGTATAAATATCAGAAAAAGCTACTTACCCTTACTTATATATCCACGATATATCTTCAAACCCTCCTCTACCGTTATCTATTTGAGTAGGGTGTGCATTATTTTGAGGAATATATACCATATCTACGTTATTACCTGTAGCGGTTACATTCTCCCAGACGCTTCTTGCAATGTTAGCATTTCCCGTCTGTATCCTGAAGGCTGTTTCTCTAACATACATTGCTATAGCCCAAGACATTGTTAAATCATCGTTATATCCACTCTGTGCTTCTGCTCTATTGTTTCTCCATACGAAGACCTTTAATTCGTCCAACATTCTCTTTGAATGTATTGTTGCTGATTTGTCGTTTATAGACTCTTGTAGTTTTGCTATTATAAGAGGTCTTGTTTTTAAGGTATTAGAAAAACCGGGAGTCATATTAGAATTTAAACCGTACGGGTCAAAGTAACTTTCCGAAGTTACATTACCTGATTTTGGTGAATGGTATAAGTTTGTATAACCTCTCTCCTGTACTGTTTCGATGGTCGACCATCCTATATTTGCATTCTCTATTACTAGTAGAGCGTTGTTATACTCTGTCGATATACCTACTAACAGATGTGCAAACTCTTTAGGCGGTAGTTGCCCTTTATACTCCCCTACTTGACTGCATAATTCTATATCTATTATATGAAAGGCGGAGAAATCCTTTCCATCTCCCCGAGCCACGTCTGCCACTACCATGTAACTTCTAGAGTAGTCAACCGGTTCCCATATCCATAAGTTCCTATCCACCCCTCTCTTCTCTACGGGGTCTTTTCTGTAGGTCTGTTCGTAAAATTCTATAAGGTCACCGTATATTACGGTATCACCGGAGGTCGAAAATGTAACATCGCACTCCTGTGCTGCTAATCTCGGATCTCCTAACTGTGCATCTTGTGAGTCTCTCCAAGACTGGTCTCTTTCCGGATGTACGTACCACGGTAGTTTTATCGGAAGGAAAGCGTTCTCTCCTGTCTCTGCTGCACACCATGTTTTATGGAACCAATTCCCTGACCCGAAAGGGGTTTGGTGTCCTACCATACCGTTGTATATTACAGAATGACACCATTCCCCTTCTGTTTTAATGTTATCCGGTAGAGAAAAGTCATACGTCTCAGAAACCCCTTCTGTGATCTCCTTAATAATGTTCCACCGTATTCTATCATCTAGTATATTGTCCCAGTGAGTTAGCTCCTCTTCGTTTAATAAATGTTTCCATTTACTAAAAACGACCTTTACGGTTGCCCTTGAACAATGAATAGTTTTCCTACTCCTAGTTCTATTTAAGATGTTGCTAAGTGACTTCTCAGATTCCTTTATAAAACTGTACTGTGAGAGTTCTGAGCGGTCATGTAGCAATTTTATGAGGTTATCTCCTGCCGGTATTAAGTCTAAG